GGGGGGGGGTATCGGATTATCTGACCTGTGCAGTGATCTGATCTCTTCTGTGCTGAGGGGAGGTGTGTTCTATGCCTAAGTATGTTGGCAGACGCATTGTCCCGAAGCATGGCGGCATCTGGGACAAGACAAAAGAGTACGAGGAACTGATCATCGTGCTGTGTCAGGAAACTGGTGTCAGCTATATCTCCAAGCTGCCGGTCCCGGCTGGAACGGAAATCTTTAATGAACACTACTGGTCTGTATGCAGTGAGTTTAGTGAGCAGATCAGGCTGGCAGAGGATCATCTGACCCAGACAGCAGAGGACGTCCATACGGAACTGACAGAAACAGAAAGCCGCATCAGTAAAAATGTGTTCGAAACGGAAGAAAGGGTTACCCAGAAACTCACGGATACAGTGCAGAACGTGAATGACAGCCTGAGTGATACGACCACTACGCTGGCGAAGAAGGTGACAGATGCACAGAAGCAGCTGGAGGATGGACGGACGGCCATGCAGCAGAGTGCAGCATCGCTGAATTCCAGGATGAACAGCATTGCATCTGGTAAGACTACGGACAAAGAGACCCTGGATGCGCGGGTTGATTCGGCAGGAAAGACCTATGACTCGTTTGGTGCGCACCTACGGTCCAGAGCCGACAAGTTCTATGCCAACGGTATGCCTTTCTCTTATACAGGAGCAGTCAATCTGAATACCACAGAGCATCAGCTGGAGTTTTCTGGGAACTTTATCTATCTGGGTGCGAAGGGGAATAAGCTGCTTACGAAACCAGAGCCGGTTCCGTATAATCCGGATGCTCTTTTGACCTATATCTCCTACGATACAGTGGAAGGGACGCTGGTGACAGCGGACTGGTCGGATTCTCCAAAAGAGAATGATATCATCGTTTTTGTAGTGGACTGTAAATATCCGGAACGGTCTTATGGCTACTTTCCGTTCAAGGTGGATGGCAGGATGCCGTTTGGCGATCATACGCTGTCCGGCACGATGCTCCGGGATAAATCGGTGGACGGACAGAAACTCCTAGATGATACCGTTACAAAGGATAAACTCGCAGATGCCTGTGTAAGCGCGGCAAAACTTGCACGGGATGCGCTGATGTCACAGAGCCTTGAAGTTCCGTTCCAGCCCTGTGTCTTTTCCAAAGGAAAATGGGAGATCGTGGATGAAGGGTCAACCATCCATCATTTTTTGACGGAGTATGAGAGCGGGTATTATGGCGGCGGCATTAAAGTTCCCCGTGCGGAGCGGTTTGATAAGCTCTATGTCGAGATGGATTACTGCAACGACCAGCTGATGCACTACTATGTGGTTGGTTCAAAGCTGGTGAACCTTGGGTCGATTGCTTCTACGGATGGAAAACCAAAGAGGATCACGCTTGAAATTCCATCCAAAAAGCTGGAAGATGCCGGGTATAAGGATGACTATATCCAGATCGTGTTCACGAAGAACAGCACCTACGATATGACCATGTCCAACGTGAAGGCACATTACTTCAATGTGAAGGGCAGCTACTTTGGGGAAGATTACAGCCTCCTTCATGAGCAGGCTGACACCAATACAAAGGAGCTTGCTGCCTTGTCGGAAAAGGTCCGTGTAAATGCGGATGCGATCAAAACAGCAGATGCGAATATGCAGAACCTTTCCAAAACGATCAGTTCCGTGTCTACGGATATGCAGGTGGTCATGAAGCAGAAATCTGCGTTCACCGGAAAGAAGATCCTGTTTTTGGGAGACAGCATCACGGCACTGAACACATCGGAGCGTGGCTGGGTAAGATACTTCAATGAGATCATCCAGCCGGAGCGGTTTGTAAACCTGTCGGTATCCAGTGCCAGATGGTGCGATTATGAGGACAGCGTTTACGATGGCAACCCGGTCTTTTCCGGACCGGATCAGAACCACAACAATGTCATGGGCAATCAGGTGGAAAAACTCATCCGAGGCAAGGACAAGACCAGCCCTCACTACAAGGAAGTGACTGCCTACGCCGACTTTGATATGATCCTGATCGCCTGTGGTACGAATGATGGTGTTCCTTCCGGCGATATGGAAGGCTCTTTCACTTCAGAGAATGAAATGGTCGCCATCGAAGAGCTGGACCGCAGGGCGTTTGCATCAGCATTCCGGTACAGCATCGAAAAACTTCAGCAGCTATACCCGGCGGCGAAGATTTATATCTGTACGCCGATTCAGGGCTATATCACGACCCGGAGCTATGCACAGTCCAAGGCGAAAGGCGATTATCTGAAACTTCTTGCCGGCAGGATGTCTCTGGAAGTCATTGATACTTTCTGCTGTGGTATCTGTGACATCTACGAGAAAAAGAATGCCAATGGCCGCTACCTGATTGATGGTCTGCATCCGAATGCGGCAGGCGCAAAGAAGATCGGAGTGTTCAATGCCAGTGCAGTGATTGCCAGCTATCGATAATCAAATTCCACGGCTTGTCCGTGTTTTTATATACAATCCATATCAAAGGGCAGCTTCGGCTGTCTATTTTTATTGCCCGGATACGGGCGGAAAGGACGGAATTATGCAGAATGTGATCGACAAGATTGAATGGATGTTCGCAGGTCTGGGTGGTTTCCTGGGCTGGTTCTTCGGCGGGTTTGACGGCTTTTTGTATGCACTTGTAGTGTTCGTGGTCTGTGACTACTTCACCGGGGTGCTGGCGGCAGCAATCAAGCATGAGCTTTCTTCTGAAGTTGGCTTTAAGGGTATCGCCAAGAAGGTATGTATCTTTGTGCTGGTTGGTATTGCCAATATCATTGACACACAGATCCTCCAGAATGGAGCCGCCATTCGCACCGCTGTGGTGTTCTTCTATCTGGCAAACGAGGGTCTGAGCTGTCTCGAGAATGCAGCAGTGATCGGTCTTCCGGTGCCGGAGAAGCTCAAGGAGATGCTGGCACAGCTGAAAGACGAGCGCGATCAGGACAAAATCGACAAGCAGTAATCAACCGGGAGGGGCAATAAGCCTCTCCCACATTTTATTTAGGAGGAACGGACCATGAGTATGAAAGAATATCCCGCAAAGCTGACGACCGGCTACTACCGTGTGCGTGAGGACTGGGAAGATGAAGCATCCCAGCTTGGCGCATACCGTCTGCTGGCGAATGCAAAAGCCAAGTGCGATGAGAATCCTGGCAGCCGTGTGTTTGACAATGACGGCAATGTGATCTACCCGGAGGAGGCTGTGCCGGTGACAGGTGCAGAAGAAGCGGAGGAAAAGCCGGTTATGGACGAGCCGGAAGGGAAAGCACCGGAAGAGGAGCCTTCTAAAGAGAAGGACATTCCTGTGACGGATGAGCAGAAAGAGGAAGCCGGAAAGGAAGAATATCCGACTGCAGAGGAACTCCCGGCAGCGATCGCCTATGGCAAACTCAAGACTCTTATGAATATCCGGGAAATGCCGGATACCAGTGCAGAGGTTGTGACCATCTATAAGAAGAATACGCTGATCGAGATCGTGGAGTTCTGTGCCGGCTGGCTGAAGATCAAATGCCCGGAAGCGACGAGCGGTCTGGCCTATGTTCTCAACAGTGCGGATACCTATGCCTTTACCGCCAGCAAGATCTACACCGTTGTTCCGGGCGACAACCTCTGGAAGATTGCAGAGAAGGAACTGGGGGATGGCAGCCGTTGTGCCGATATCCGTGCACTGAACGGCCTGACCTCCAATGCCATCCGGGTCGGCATGAAGCTGCTGATCCCTTAAACACAATAACACAAACACATGAGACTCGGAGTGATCCGGGTCTCAATTTTTTAGGAGGAATCGATATGGGATACACCAATAGTCCACTCGTTGTTTATACCAAACTCTCCCCGAACCATTCCGGGCAGAGAACACACAGCATTGACCGCATCACGCCGCATTGCGTGGTAGGTCAGCTTTCTGCGGAGAGCATTTGCGGATGTTTTACCAGCCCGACCCGTCAGGCCAGCTGCAACTATGGCATTGGCACGGACGGCCGGGTTTCTCTGTGTGTGGAGGAGAAGAACCGCAGCTGGTGCTCGTCCAGCAATTCCAATGACCAGAGAGCAGTCACCATCGAATGTGCCAGCGACATGAATGAGCCGTATGCGATGAACAGCGCCGTATATAACTCGCTCGTTAAGCTCTGCATCGATATCTGCAAACGTAACGGCAAGAAGAAGCTCCTGTGGCTGGGCGACAAGAATAAAACCCTCAACTACGCTCCGGCAGCAGACGAGATGATCCTGACTGTTCACCGCTGGTTTGCCAACAAAAGCTGTCCCGGAAACTGGCTGTACGCCCGTCTGGGTGATCTGGCAGCAAGGGTGACGGCGGCACTTGGCGGTTCATCTTCATCCGGCCTGCAGGCATCTTCCCTTAAGAACCTGTCTGAAGCCGAGGCAGTGGCAGAGATCAGTCCATTGTTTACCGAAAACCAGAAGCAGTCCGGCATCCTTGCCTGCGTGTCGATGGCGCAGTTTATTCTGGAGTCCGGCTACGGTAAGAGTGAATTAGCACAGAATGCTAATAACTGCTTTGGCATGAAGACCTCGCTTTCCGGGAACAGCTGGAGCGGCAGCAGTTGGGATGGCAAGTCGGTCTATACCAAGAAAACGCAGGAGCAGAATGCCGATGGCAGCTATGTCACGATCACCGCTGATTTCCGAAAGTACGCCTGTGTGGAGGACTCCATTGCCGACCACGCTGCATATCTGCTCGGTGCGATGAATGGCAGCAGGAAACGTTATGAAGGTCTGGCAGGATGCACAGATTACAAGAAGGCTGTGCAGATCATCAAGGATGGCGGCTATGCCACCAGCCACACCTATGTGCAGAATCTCTGCAATATCATCGAACGCTGGAACCTGACACAGTATAATGCCGTAGCCCAGAACCAGGGAGGTAACATCTCTGGCTGGTATCGTGTGCGTAAGAGCTGGCAGAATGCAGCTTCCCAGAAAGGGGCGTTCCATGATCTGTCCTATGCGAAGCAGTGCGCGGATGCGAATCCGGGGTATACGGTCTTTGATCCGGCCGGCAAGGCGGTCTATCCTGTGAACCAGACTGCATCTGTGCCGTATGCGGTTCGAGTATCCATCAATGACCTCAACATCCGTAAAGGACCAGGCACAAACTACGGCAAGACCGGTTATTACACCGGAAAGGGCGTGTTCACCATCGTGGCAGAATCTGCTGGTGCTGGTTCTGTGAAAGGCTGGGGCAAGCTGAAATCCGGTGCAGGCTGGATTGCACTCGACTTCGCAGCGCGTATCTGACCTTCATGGGCTTTCCTGAAAAGGAGAGCCTTTTTACATACAACGCAATCGTCAGTTTTGCCCGATTATATGGGTGGATATTCTACGATTTATAGTTCGGATATCACTTGCTATAAGTGCCGGATAGAGCAAATATGTCACTACCCGAAGATAGGAAAAGGCGGTGGCATTACCACACGTTTTCCTTTCGAAAGGAAAATCTGACGAAAGGAGAGGACGATATGGATTCAAATGCTTTTCTGAATGATCTTATGTCAAAGATGAAGCTGCCGGAAGCAAAAGGTAAGAAAAAGGCAGAACAGAGTGAATCGGTGACGCAGATCCTTGCCGCCATGCAAAAAGTCAGGGCTGAGAAAAAGAAGCCGCCCGTAACCAGCTATGCACCAGTAAAAGAAATGCCGGTGAATGAGCCGGAGAGTATGGAAGACTTCTCCCAGCTCGCATCCGATGTGATGCAGGAATGCCGGCCGGCAATGCCGACGGTGCCAGCAGCAAGCCAAGAGAAGGCTGTTCGGGTCGCCGCATATATCCGTGTTTCCTCCACCAATCCGGCACAGGAAGATTCGTATGAAATGCAGGAACGCTACTTTATGTCACTCCTGGCAGGAAATGCGGGATGGACATCTGCCGGCATTTATTCCGATCATGGCATTTCCGCAACAAGCAGGGAAGGACGGACAGGATTCAACCGTTTGCTCCGACACTGCAAGCAGGGGAAGATTGACCGTGTGATCTGCAAGTCCATTAGCCGTTTTGCCCGAAACACGCAGGACTTTCTTGTGGCATTACGGACCTTAAAGGAAAACAATGTCACGATCCTGTTTGAGCGGGAAGCGATGGATACAGCGGATGCTTACAGCGAGTTCATTCTTACTACGCTGGCTGCCATTGCCCAGGAAGAGAGTCGTTCGATTTCAGCAAACATTGCATGGAGCAATCAGAAACGGTTTCCGGCCGGAAATGTCTGCAACAAGGATATCTACGGATACGAATTCCGCAAAGGGGAGTATACAGTGAACGAGAACGGATACCGATACCGGGCAGTGTTCATCATCCCGGAAGAAGCAGAGATTGTTCGGATGGTGTTCCGACTTTTTACAAAAGAAGAATTAGGCTTCACACAAATCGCCCAGAAGCTGGATGCCATGCATATCCAGCCGCCGAACAGCGGATGCAGACAGCGGCAAAAGCGGAAGCCAACTGTGCTGCCAGCTGGCACACTAAAGGAAGAAGATAAGCGGGGGTGGACGGCAACGGATGTTCGGTACATGATCGCAAACGTTCGTTACTGCGGTTCTGTACTTTGTCAGAAGACCTACACCGATCACAGGAATGGGCGTAAACAGAAGGTCAATAAGGGGGAAAAGCCGAAATACCTGATACGAAATCATCATCCGGCTATCATTTCGGAAGAATTGTGGCAGGAAGCACAGGAAGTCTGGAAGGTATACACGGCAAAGTACAGGGGTATTGAAAAAGGAAGAAACGAAAGGAACTATTCCAAACTCCTGCTGTGTGGAGAATGCGGACGGTATTTTCAAGGCCATTCCACAACAAGGACAACCATCTGGCGGTGTGCAACGAAGCTCGCCCAACAGGGACAGAAGCGCTGCCGGATGGAGCCGGTTTATGAAGAGCAGATCCAGGCGCTGCTTCGCAAGGCATTTGCCGAAAAATTCAAGCTGGGTGAGAAGATGGATGCAGAAGTTCATGAGGTTATGCAGATGATCTCCAAAGCTCCTATTGATAATGTGAGAAATCAGGCATTAAGGAATCTGAGTGAGAAGCTGAGAGAGATCCATGATTTCGACCAGATGGAGCAGGAAGGGGATTTTCTGAAACGCCAGCTGTCTGCAGTGAACTATAGCATTCGGGATGCCCACCAGCACATCCGGGATATTCAGGCAGAAAAAGAAGCCTTAAAAGTGAGAAGTGAGGTGCTGGGAGAACCGATAGAAAAAGAAGCGGTCACAGAATTAGAAGACAGACTTCTCAACGAAGAGGAACAGCTGGAGAAGCTGGAACACGAAGCCCAGCAGCAGGCCGAACAGGTCCGGTACATGGAAGATTACTGGAAGAAGCTGGAGCAGACCTATGAAATCCGGGAGAAAACGCTGCAATGGCTGGATTCTCTGGCGGGAGGGACGCAGATGTTTCTGGATGAAGCAGTTGGAACGTATGTGAAAGCCTTTGTGCTTTCCGTTACCATTTTTTCACCGAAACATTTTAGAATCCACTGGTTTGATGACACCTGCACGGATGTGGAGTGTGACAGCGTATTTGAGGGCTATCAGCAGCCCGGCATGATAAGGAGGAAGTATTGATGAACAGACAAATGACACAAGGGACGGTTGCAAACAATGTGCAGGTGATTCCGGCAACGAAGCGGAGAGTGTCGGCCGGCGGTCAGCTGAAAAAGGCAAAGGACATTCGGGTTGCCGCTTACGGCCGTGTTTCGACCGATGAGCTTGCCCAGCAGACTTCGTATGAGGGGCAGAAAAGCTATTACACGAAGCTGATCAATGAAAAAGAAGGCTGGACTTTTGCCGGAATGTATGCAGATGAAGCAATCTCCGGCACCAACCGTAACCACCGCACCGAGTTTAATCAGATGATGCAGGATGCGCTGGACGGAAAGATCGATTACATCATTACAAAGTCCATTTCCCGATTTGCACGAAATACGGTCGATACGCTGAACTGCGTGAGACAGCTTCGGCAGTGTGACCCGCCAATCGGTGTGTACTTCGAAAAGGAGAACATCGATACGCTGGATGCATCTGGCGAATTGCTCCTGACCATCCTTTCAGCATTGGCACAGGAAGAGAGCAATTCGATCTCCAAGAATATCAGCTGGAGTATTCAAAAGCGGTTTCAGGAAGGGATTGCCTTTGGAAATCCACGGTCGGTCTACGGCTATACGGACGGTGAGACGAATAAGGACTGGGTCATTGTAGAAGAACAGGCCAGGGTGGTGCGGTTCATCTTCGATGAGTTCCTTCTGGGAAAATCTTCTTACAAAATCAGCAATGAACTGAATGAAAAGGGAATCCCTTCATCCAAAGGAACAAAATGGCAAAGCGAAAGTGTGGATTTTATCCTACGGAATGAAAAATATGTTGGTGACTGCGAAATGCAGAAAACGGTTACCGTCGATTTCCTGAGCCACAAGACGATTCCAAATAATGGAGAAGCTCCGAAATTTTATGTGACGGACCACCATGTCCCGATTATCAATCGCGCGGTATGGATGCGGGCACAGGAAATCCTGGCACACAGAAAGAAAAACCGAACGAAAAAGAAGGATGAAAAACGGGAAAAACGAGTGGGCAAGGATGTCTTTGATAACCTGGTATGCGGAAAATGCGGAGCCCCCTTTTACCGCAGAACCCTGCAGGCAAGAGCCACGCACTTCGAGGATGACAGGTGCCTGGATGCCTGCCGCAGTGAGCTGTTGGCACAGGGGAGTTCGCCGGATGACTACTATGAACGGTATTATTACACCTATCCCGTTTGGCGGTGCTCAAGTCTAAAAGATACCTCACCGACCAACGATGGGCCATTTATGGGAAAAGCAGACCCGGATGTTGCCTGGCATCCGATTTATATTGGCGAAGGAGATGCAAAGTGCCCTTCCCATTTTGTATACGAGACGGCGGTCAAGCAGAGCTTCATGGAAATGTTGTACGCCATCAAGCGCGACCATGAAGAAAACGGGGAGAACGCATGGATCGATTCGGAATTCCGGATGATCTACCAGAAGGTGCAGGAGCACGTCGCAGAACGGGATTCTTCCAGAAAAACAGAACTGGATGAGCAGATTCTGCAGCTGGAGGAAAAAATGGCTCAGATGCAGGGGCGGCTGAAAGAAGCAGTAGAGCGTGGCCGCCAGAAAGCCAGCCCGGAGATTGATACCTACGAAAGACTGGTGGATGATCTGCGAGAGCGTTTGAATGAGAAAATGGACGAACGGCAGCAACTCAGCCAGGAAGAACAGCTTCTTTCGGAGATGAAGCACAACTACGACTTTTTCATCCGCTGCCTGGAAGCCCTGCCCGAAATCAACAAGGCCGGCATGAAGCTGAATGTCAATGGTCTGGATACAGATGGAAGCTGCCTGCGTGACTTTGGCGGCAAGGCACGAAGCAAAATCCTGAGTGATATCCGGCGTGGAAAAAGAAAGATGGGTGCAGACCGTGTGGAACAGGCTCCGGATTTCCTGGAATTTGAAAAGGGCGTTTACTTCGCATTCATCAAGGAAGGAATCGTTGACGGTGATGTGATCACCTACACGACGAATTTTGGAGTCAAGCTGACCAGCACCGGCAACAGCCGGACGCTGATGGCTTTCATCGGATTCCGCAGATGCAATCCGAATAAAACGGTCGAGGTGCTGATGGACGGCTGGCAGGTCAACGGACTCTGCATTCGGTACCATAGAGAAAAGAGAAAGGAAAAAACGGCACACACGCTGATGATCCGGAAACGGAAAGCACAAGAACGAGTATTGCTGGAGCAGGAAGCGTGATTTTGGGAACCCCACTGGATGAGACACTCTGTCTTGTCTGGTGGGGATTTTTTTGTTTTTGGAGGATTTTTTTCCCGAACCCATTGCTATGTGCAAAATTCTGCTATATGTTGAGAGTACAGAAATACACATAGCAGGAGAGAACGACATGAAGAGATTAGCATGGCTTTCAGTAGAAGATTATGCAGCGACCCAGAGGGAGCTGGTGGTTGTGAGTGCAATGAAAGGGTATCTGCGGCGGATGCCGGAGAAAGAAGCATTTAAAAAAGTAGAGGCTATCCTTGACCCGAAGGTAATCCGGTTAGCCGGTGATGATGGCGCACCGATGCCTATACAAAGCAATGTTGACGGAGCAAAGCTCGCTGCGTTCATCGATGCGGCCGTGGCAGACAGCATCAGGGAGCTGGAGAAGAGAGAAGATGACTTGTCAAAAGCTGGTGTGACCATGCTGGAGAATGTGGATGGCAAGAGCATAGTGGAGCAGATGAGTCCCCAGTTTTTGGAATTCGTGCTGGATGCGTATCGGGGTTTGAAATACACACGATGACCAACAAAAATTGCTGGAAAGTTCACAGATGACTGCTTGATAAAAGGGCATCTTTATGGTAACATGAAAATACAATAGGAGTATTATACACTCTCGTTGAAAACACTTTGAGGAGGTGGCGCCGATGGCTGAGACACTGGAGGAACGAAAGAAAAGACATCACCAAGAAGATCTTCAGCGTTTACGTGGCTTTAGACCGATTGATGATACTTTTATGCGTTGCCTTTTTAGAAATAACGTTCCATTAGCAGAAATGGTGCTGCGCATTATAACAGGGAAGAAAGATTTACAGTTGGTTTCTTGTGAAACCCAGGCTGATTTAAAACGTGTAACAGGTGCGAAATCTATTCTTTTGGATGCGTATGGTACGGATTCAATGGGGAAAAAGTACGATATAGAAGTTCAAAGAGCAGATATTGGAGCAGACCCACACCGTGCTAGATATCACTCCAGCATGATGGACATTGAGAACCTTGATGCGGGAGAGGATTTTAGTAGCTTACCAGATACTTATGTAATCTTTATAACAGAAAACGATTATTTTGGAGAAAACCAGCCATTATATCCTGTACAGAATATAATTACCACAACTGGAAAACCATTTAATGATGGAACGCATATTATATATGTGAATGGCGAGTATCGTGGGGATTCTGATGTTGGTAAATTGATGCATGATTTTAACTGTACCCAGGCTAATGATATGATTTTTCCATTAATGGCTGAGAAAACCAGATATCTTAAAGAAAACCCGAAAGGAGTGAGCGAAGTGTGCAAGCAGATGGAAGATTTAAGAAATGAGAGTATTCTTGAAGGCAAGATTCTTACACTGATTGACTTGGTTCAGGATGGAACTCTTGATATTGAGATAGCGGCAGCAAAAGCAAATATGACGGTGGATGAGTTCAAAGAAACAATGGGTAAAGCCCCATTAAAGGCGGTATAAGAAAGTAAACATATTCAGCCCACTGGCGCACTGTGTAGAATCAATCCTACATGGTACGCTGGTGGGCTTCTTTTTTTGCCTCATCCAGCATGAACCACAGACAGCACCCCGGCATGCTCCGAAGTGCAGTTGTGGCTTATGCGGGCTTTTTTGTTATGTGGTCAACGGGTTACAAAATCATACTCCCAATCCGTATAAAATCGCTTTCAGTTCCTTTACCATTCGGGTAAGAATCTCCTGCTCCAGTGTGTTGCAGTCCAAAAGCAGACGGTGAATCTCGGAATCGGCAGTGGAAGCCGAATGTGCCAGACTGTCTACGAGAAGATCGTCTGCGGAAACATTCAGAAAGTTTGCAATCTGAACAAGTGATTCCAAACTTGGCTTGCTCTTTCCAAGCTCTATGTTGCTAATGTGCTTATTTCCTACTCCGCATCTGAAAGCAAGTTCTTCCTGTGATAAATTTTCCTTACTCCTGAAATCAGCGATACGCTGTCCAAGTGCAGTATAATCAATTGCCATGTGTGGTCCTCCTTATGAATCCCGCATAAGGCAGTACGATTATCCCGCATGAAAATGCACATAGCAACTGATTATAGAAGAGTTTAAGACCGCAAAAGCCCACACCCCTATCTGCTGTGTGGTCTTAGCACTTTTTTCCATCTGCTAGATGGAATTTTTAAGTACACTCCACCTGTCAGATGGAGGTCAAAACGCCACACACATTCTATAATATAAATGTAGAAAAGACTGCACATGGAAAGGAACGATGATGACGAGCAAAGGAGAAAAAGGGATTCTTACATTATATAGTGATGTACAGGCGACTTCTGTTCGTTGGCTGTGGTATCCGTTCATAGCAGTTGGGAAGATCACATTGCTGCAAGGCGACCCCGGCGATGGTAAGTCCACAATGATGATGAATCTGATAGCAGAGTTATCTAAAGGCGGAAAGCTGCCGGATGGCAAAGCAGTTGGATTATCGCAGAGGGTCATTTACCAGTGTTCAGAAGATGGTGTGTCAGATACCATCAAGCCCCGGCTGGAAAAGTGTGGGGCAGATTGTGGGAATGTGGCTTTTATAAATGAAGAAACATACAGTGGCCTGACACTGGATGATGAACGCATCCGGCAGGCTATTATAGAATTTCGGCCGAAATTGGTAGTCATCGACCCGATACAGGCTTATCTCGGAAGTGATTCTGACCTTCAGATTGCAGGCAGAGCCAGAAAGCTGATGCAGCGTCTTGGTATGTGGGCATCTGTATATGATTGCGCCATTGTGCTGATCGGTCACCTCAATAAAAAAGAGGGAACAAAAGGCCTGTATCGGAGCCTTGGCAGTATTGATGTGGTGGCGGCTGCCCGGAGTGTCCTGCAGGTGGAGCGAGATCCAAAGAACACAGATGTCCGTATCGTCCGGCAGATAAAAAACAGTCTGGCTCCGTCAGATGGAGAAATCAAATTTTCGATAACAGCGGAGCAGGGCTTCCAATGGCTGGAATGTGAAATAGCACAGGACCCGGCAGCAGAGCCGGAAACACCAGTATTTGAATCAAAGTCTGAAAAAGCAGCCTACCTGATTAAGAAGCTGCTTTCAGAAGATGATATGAGATCCAGAGAAATCTATATGCGGTTGAGCGATGAAGGTATTAGCCGTAGAACAGCAGAAAACACAAAGAAAGAACTCGGCATCCGAAGTTATCGGAAGATGCGCCAGTGGTATTGGAGCATAAAACCGGGGGAATGAGAGGAACTATAGAATGAGCAGTGGAACAGAAGCGATAGATCGTAAGCAGAGAATTAGAGACCGATATAGAGGCGTGGATACTTCCGAACTGGAGGTTATCCCGGCCAAAATTGTGGAGGGGCTTGGAGAAAGCACCTCTATTCGTCGTGTCGCTGCCTATGTACGTGTTTCCACTGACAATGATGAACAGACCTCCTCGTATGAGCTTCAGAAAAATTATTATACGGACTACATTAAGGCACAACCCGGCTGGGAGTTTGTTGGTATTTATGATGATGAAGGAATCAGCGGCACTTCGCTGGCACACCGCAAAGGAATGCAGCAGCTGATCGAGGATTGTAAGGCGGGAAAGATTGACCTGATTCTTACAAAGTCCATCGCCCGTTTTGCCAGAAATATCGTTGACTGCCTTTCTGTTATCGAAACGCTGAAGAATCTTGACCCACCTGTAGGGGTAAAATTTGAAGCGGATAATATCTACACCCTGGACAGTAACGGACGCATGATCCTGACGATTCTGGCATCCGTGGCGGAGGAGGAATCCCATTCCAAATCAATTATCATGAACTGGTCCATTGATCGCCGGTTCAGCCGTGGACTTTTCCTTACGCCGGCGTTGCTTGGATATGACCAGGATGAGGATGGTAACCTTGTGGTGAATCGGGATGAGGCTCAGACAGTAAAGGTCATTTATTACCTGTACCTGAATGGATTTTCGCTGAAGGATATTGCGGAACTCCTGACAGATTACGAGCGGAAGACAAAACTTGGGAACACAGAATGGAATCCGGGCACGATTGCCGGCATCATTGCAAACGAACGCCATTGTGGGGATGTGTTGGCGAGGAAGACTTTCACACCAAACTTCCTTACACACAAGGCAAAGAAGAACAACAATGATCGAACGCAGTACCGTCAGCGGGATCATCACGAGGCGATTGTTTCCAGAGATGTTTTCAATGCGGCCAATCATCTGCGCGCATCCCGGACGTATAAAAAGAAAAATCATCCGTTGCCAGTTTTGAGTGTTGTAGATGATGGCATCCTTCGCGGATATGTGCCTTTTGATAAGGATTGGACAGGTTTTTCGGCAGAGGAATACCGGGAAGCATCCGAAAGCGTCATGCGGGAAAAACAGTCCAACACGGTAGAAGTAAGGAATCGTCTGGATCTTACTGGCTATGAAGTAGTCCGGGCACAGTATTTTGCAACCTTGCAGAATCCGGCGATGACGATTTCAAACGGAAGGCTGCGGTTTAATGCTGCCTGTCTGAAAAAGTTTGAAGATGTGGAGTATGTGGAGCTTTTATTGAATTCGGTTGACAGATGTATTGCCATTCGGCCGTGCGAAAAGAGCAATCCGAATGCAATCCGCTGGGGCAGATTGAAAGAAGGACGCTGGTGTGCAAGTACCCTTGGGTGTCGAGGACTGGCAAAGGCTCTTTTTGATATCATGGAGTGGGACGAAGATTTGAAGTACCGCTTCCGTGGTCAGCTTGTGGAGCAGGGAGGCGATAAGCTGATGCTCTTTGAACTGGATGAGCCGGAGATGATCAAGGTGGAGGAAATCGTCCTGCCACCTAAGGAGGAAGAATCAGAAGGCGAAACAGTTAAAAAGACAATTTATATTTTTCCGCCGGAATGGGCGGGAACTTTTGGTCAGCCGATCACGAGTATCGCACAGATTGGTATTTTGCAGCAGGAACATTATGCCGGGAATTGGGATGTGCTCCGGCCGGCATCTGAAATTAATGAAATGAACATTTTTACCGCCGATGGTCTGAATACGATGCTCCATGAAGCGGAAGAAATAATGGAAGGATGGATTGACATAGATGGAGGAAAACAAAACGTTAATGCCGCCGAAGGAGCAGGCATTGGAGACTGAAAGAGATGCAAAGGCTGAAGAACTGGAGAGCACTTTTTCATATGATGGATATCAAGTGGTGCGAAAAGAACTGTTCGCTCACCTCCGGGACCCGGCAATTGTGATTCGAAAAGACAGCATCACATTCAACACAGCCTGCATCAGTGGATTGGAAGATGTGGTTTATGTACACGTCATGTTCAACAGTGATTTGAAGCGCATCGTTGTACGTGGTTGTGATGAAAATGATAAGGACGCTTTGCGCTGGTGTATTGCGAAGCCGGACAAGCGGAAGAGCAGAAAGATGTCCTGTAAACCATTTTCAGAATTGGTTTATAACGAGATGGGCTGGGATAGTGACTGCCGCTATAAGATACTGGGGTATCGAATCAACTTTGAAGGAGAGACCTTGTATGTTTTTGACCTTCTCGTGCCAGAAATTTTCCACGAAGGTCAGAAACGGAAGAAAGGGGAAAGTGCGTCACAATCAGAGGAAACAAAGCCTGTAAATACCAGGAAGGGATTTTACCCGGATGATATTGCGGGCACTTTTGGCGTGCCTGTAGAAGAACACCTGAAAGAATCAGAAGTGAAGCAAATAGATGGATATGTGTCGATGAGCATCCTGACGGGGAAGGCCCCCGGTACCAGTGCGGATTAGAAGGATGAAAAGAAACCAAGGGGGAAGTGCGCCCATTTTTAGGAGGAGGTGAGTAGATTGCAGGAACAGAAAATATGGCACGCCGGTGTTCTCGGTATGACATTAAACGTGGATGAAGGACGGATCACGATTTTTCGCAGCACTCTTGAAACGCTCGGCTGGCCGTCACACTATCGGTTTTTATACAATCCCCAAATGAATCAGATCGCCGTGCAGGTATGCAGTGCGGCAGATGCAGGAGCTCATCGAGTGGGAAAGCTGAATGAGTTCAGCAGCTGTGAGATCAAGTGCGTGGCCTTCGTGCGAATGGTTTATAAAAATGCCAAATGGGATAAGCGCAGATCTTACCGCATGATTGGAAATCCGTTCCTAGAGCAGAGATTGGTCAGCTTTCAAATTCAAGAAGCACTGCCGATTGAAAATGGAAAAGTGCTGGACGGGACGGTAAGCCCCACGTTTGCCCTGTGTCGGGCAGAAGGCTCTCCATCGCAAAACAATCCCACCCCGGAAGAAAAAGCCGACAGTGGGGAAATGTGA